ACTACTGCAGGTGTATCTAATGGTGATTTAACATTATCACTTACTGACACTCAAACAAATTACTTAGTTGGTGATAAAAGATATGTTTATGATGTAAAAGTCAGTGATGGATCTTCAACTAATACTAAACTCGTTGAAGGTGTATTGCATTGTAGGAACAATGTCTCATGACAATAAGAAAATTAGAAAACGGAAAAACAATTAAGGTTACTTTGGATACTACTTTTAAATTTACACCTCGTAATGCTAACACACAACCTTATGCTAATTCAGCTCAAATCACTACTGTTACATTGAGGGTATAATGGCAACACCAAATTCAAGAGAAACATTTAAAGAGAATTGTTTAAGACGATTGGGTAAACCTGTCGTTGAAATTAACGTCGATGATGATCAAGTTGATGATCGTATAGATCAAGCGCTGACTTATTACTCTGATTATCATTTCGATGGATCTAGTAGAGGTTTTGAAACATGCAGTCACATCTTCGGACAAAACTAACGGCTACGTTACTGTAACTGATTCTAATACTATTGGGGTTATCAATATGTTTGATGTTGGAGATGCTACAAGCACAAATAATCTTTTCAATGTTCGATACCAAATAGCATTGAATGATCTGTATGATTTATCTAGATATGATCTCGTACCGTTCTATATGAACTTTCAAAATATTAGAATGATTGAAGAAATCTTAGTTGGTAAACAGCCACTAAGATTCAATAGACATGTAAATAGAATTTATGTTGATATGGATTGGGAAAAAATTAATGCAGGAGACTATCTAGTCTTTGAAGTTTATACAAAAGTAGATCCAGACACATATACAGATGTTTGGGGTGATAGATGGTTACTTGAATATACAACTGCTTTAATTCAAATACAATGGGGTATGAATCTTACAAAGTTTACTGGCTTGCAATTGCCTGGAGGCGTGCAGTTTAATGGAGATGGTATTTTGACTCAGGGCATGGAAGCTAAACAAAAACTCGAAGAAGAGATGATCAGTGCATACTCATTGCCTGTTCATGATATGACGGGGTAAAATGGCACTCGGAAGCATCTACTTTAATCACACTACTAATACAGCTGAACAAAGACTTATTGAAGACTTAGTTACTGAGTCAATCAAAATCTATGGATTAGAGGTTGGATATCTCGGTAAAACTATTGTTGCTAATGATGAATTATATACTGAAGATGAAGAAGCAGAGTTTACAGAAGTTACTGATTGTGTAATGTATATAAAGAGTGTTGATGGATTTGAAGGTGAGGGAGACTTCTTATCTAAATTTGGTTTGGAAATAAGAGACCAAATTACATTCTGCGTAGCAAGAAGACACTTTGCTCAATCTGTAGAACAAGAACAAAGTATATTTAGACCACGTGAAGGTGATCTAATATTCTTACCACTTAATGAAAAAATATTTCAAATAATGTTTGTAGAGCATGAGCCTACTTTTTATCAAATGGGTGGTCTAACATTCTACGAATTGAGATGTGAATTGTTCGAATATAGTAATGAAAGATTTAATACTAATATTGATGTTATAGATCAAATCCAAACTACCCACTCATTAGACATCTATAGTGAAGTTGAGATGACTGATGAAAATGACAATCCAATATTTACAGAGGATGGATATAGAGTATTATCTGAAGAGGAAGATAGAGTAGATGCAAGCTCTGATACAGCAAGAGACTTTGATACAATAACTAATTCTGAAAATGTATTCTTAGAAACTCAGGGTGATGCAATTATTGACTTTAGTGAATCTGATCCGTTTAGTGAGGGCAATTTATAGATGGTTGAAATTACAATTAAATTTGAAGACGAAGCAGTTTGGCAAGCTGCTGATGAAAATGGTATGACGTTTAACCATTGCATTGAAAAAATTACAAGTTTTGCTAATTCACGTCCAGTTAAAAAAATGATCCTTGAAGGTACTATTATGGATCCGTATTATAGACGAGAACCTATAGACTTTGAAAAATGGAGATAACTGAATAATGTTTGGCAATCAATTTTATCACGAGACATTACGTAAGTATGTCATTATATTTGGTACTCTGTTTAATGATATACACATTTCTCGAGTAGACAGTAATGGTAATAGAGTACAAGATATAAAAGTTCCATTAGCTTATGGTCCACGTGATAAGACACTAGCAAGACTAGAGGAAGATCCAAATCTTGATAGAGAAGTAGCAATTACTCTTCCGAGAATGTCTTTTGAATGGATTGGTCTTAATTATGCAACAGAACGTAAATTAAATACAATTCGTAAGAATGTATATACTGCTAATGCTAATGAGCAGACAAAGTTACGGACAATGTATAATCCCGTACCTTATGATATTACATTTGAGCTCAATGTATTCTCAAAATTTGTTGAAGATTCAACTAGGATACTAGAACAGATTGTTCCATACTTTACACCTGAATTTACAGTATCAGCAACTGTTGTTCCTGATATGGATTGGAAAATTGATATTCCAGTTGTGCTTGATGCAATAAGTGTACAAGATACATATGAAGCTGATTATAATCAAAGACGAGCAATTATTCACACTCTTACATTCACCCTTAAAGGTCAATTGTTTCCAAGAATTGTTAAAACTGGGATCATTAAAACTGCTAATTTACAATTCTATGTTGATACATCTACTCCACTTGCAAACAGTCATCCAGCAAATACAGTTACAGCTACAATTAGTACATCAGCTAATGTACTTGCACAAAGGACAACAATCACCCCAGGCTTGTTAGCAAATGGGAGCCCAACAACAAATGCAAGTTTAACTGTTGCCTCATCAGAGATTGATGCAAATGATGACTATGATTATATTATAAACTTTGAGGACTTCTTCGATGGCTCAGCAAACTCCGCCTCTTAAAGATCCAAACGATCTTACAGATCCAATAGCAACTGCTTTAAATATTACACCTGTTGATGATAACAGAGTGCAATTGCCTGAGCATGAAGATAAGAGTCCTAAAGAATCAAATACTGAAAAGGATTTAGAATACGCACGTGAAAATTATATGGATTTAATTGAGAAAGGTAGACATTCATTAGAAGACTTAATGGAAATTGCCAGACAATCTCAACATCCTAGAGCATTTGAAGTTATTGCAACGCTTATAAAAACTATTACAGACACAAACGAAAAGGTGGTTAACCTACAAAAGCAAGCAAAGGAAATACTTTCTGATGAATTAGCTGCTAAAAAGGTAACAAATAATAATTTGTTTATCGGTAATACATCAGAACTTACAAAAATTTTAGGGGGTAATGCAAGAGATATATTGAAAAAATGAAAAAAGTATATGTCGAGCTACGTGATGTAGCTGGTGAGTTTGAAAATATTGTTCTAGAAATTGACCCTGCTGATAACCAGTTAGGTATGATGTGGTTTAATGCATTACAATATAATCTAGAAAATGCTGATAATAAAGTTGAAAAGTCTCATATGCTTAAAGGGTGGGCTTCTGGTACTAAACTTTATAATCATCCTGGCATTAGAGACGCCAATACATTATGCAATGAGATGAATTGGGCAATTGAAAGAATAAACATGGAAATGGGTGAGTACCACAATTACCCTAGGATTAATATGAAATGGAATTTAAGTGTTTTAGATAGTCCAGTAAGATTTAGAGAAGCTGCTAATGAGATACATCATCATTTTGAAATATTAATTGGTCAGGTTTGGGAGGTTAGTGAATGGTTTAAAAAGAATATGAGTCATAAAACTAGACATGCTATAAGATGGATTAATAATGTTGTACATCAAATGGAAGCATTAGGAAGGTCATCCAGATCTAAAGGCTTATTTTGTTCTTTAAATAATGTAGATATATCAAAGGAACATACACCAATGGTTCGTTTTCCATTAGGTCAAGGTTGTTACCAACACTTTCAGAGGGAAGCAGCACCACTTACTGTTGTAGCTTATTATTGTCAGCTTGGTAAAAGGCATTTTGAAGCATTCATAGATCAGGATGAATTTATAGACAGAGAGAATATTAGTGGTGTAAGGTATGTAAGTGGTGAGTTTATAATAACGTTAACTAGATATGAAGAGCAGAGAGGGTTTAATGAGTGGTTAGTTGATAATGATTTTGATCCGACAGATATTACTCAAGGTTATGGTCATGGTATAATGGGAAAAGTAGTTAATTATACTGAGAATGACATAGAAGAAATAATGAAGAGGAATGATATATATAAGATTACTACTGACGACTCATATAAAACTATAAGTAGGACATATAATTATACTTGGCAAGATGAGCAGGATTACATTATAAATCATTTAGAAGGCTCTATGGAGGTATCGGGAGAAGACCCTTATAATATTAAATTAGCTTAATTGGGTCCCTGTTCGGCTACAGAGCCTATTATACATAGAAAAACAAAAAGGTCAACAGGAAATGTTCGAATACGGATTTAAATTAGTTAAAGTTGTTGATGGCGACACCGTTGATATCGATATTGATTTAGGATTTGGTGTCTGGTTGAGAAAACAAAGAATAAGAATGATGGGTATTGATACACCAGAATCAAGAACTCGTGATCTTGAGGAAAAAAAATATGGGTTAGCTGCTAAAGAGAGAATCACTCAGTTGATTGCTAATGCAAGAACATTCAAGTCAGGATTGGATGAAAAAGGAAAGTTTGGAAGACTGCTAGGTGACTTTGAAGTATATGATTCAGTAAATGACAAATGGGGCAGTTGTGTAGAGATTATGATAAAGGAAGGTCACGGTGTCCGATATCATGGTCAAAGTAAGGATGATATAGCTGAAGAGCATCTTAAAAATAGAAAGATATTAGAGGAAGCAGGGCTTGTTAAGTAAACAAGAAATTTACTTAGGTAATCCTAAGCTAAAAAGATCAGGTGTACAATTAGAGTACACCAAAGAGCAGCTTGAGGAATTAGCTAGGTGTAGTCGAGATATTGAATACTTCTGTAGAACCTATATGAAGATTGTTAATATCGACGAAGGTATTGTACCTCTCGATCTTTATGATTTTCAGTTAGATATTATGAAGTCTGTTATTCAAAACAGGTTTTCAATTTGTAAAATGCATAGACAGTCAGGTAAGACAACAACAATGGTTGCTGTCATATTGTGGTTTGTTTTATTTAATGAATCATTTAATTGTGTAATACTTGCTAACAAGGCAGGTACAGCTAGAGAGATTCTTAGCAGATTGCAAATGGCGTATGAGTGGTTACCTCATTGGATGCAACAAGGTATTGTTGAATGGAACAAAGGAAGTTTGGAATTAGAAAATGGTTCTAAGATTTTAGCTTCTTCAACGTCTTCATCAGCAATTCGAGGTGGATCATTTAGTCTTGTATACCTAGATGAGTTTGCATTTGTTCCACCTGAATTGCAAGAAGAATTTTTTGCATCTGTTTATCCTACTATTTCATCTGGTAATACTTCACGTGTGATGATTACATCAACACCCAAGGGCATGAATATGTTCTACAAGTTATGGGTTGATGCAGAAGAAGGTAGGAATGAATATATACCTATCCAAGTTCATTGGTCTGCTGTACCAGGCAGAGATGTGGCTTGGAAAGAACAAACAATTAAAAACACAAGTGAAGAACAATTCAGACAGGAGTTTGAATGTGACTTTATTGGTTCATCCAATACACTAATCAATCCTTCTAAACTTGCAATGCTAGCATTCCATGAACCAATTCAACAAAATGAGAATGTGAAGATATGGAAAGAACCTGAAAAAGGTCATGTTTATGCCATAGCAGTTGATACCTCCAGAGGAATAGGAAATGATTACTCAGCTTTTACCGTCGTTGATTGCACTACCGTACCTTATGAAGTTGTATGTACTTACAGGTCAAATGTCATTGCTCCAATGGTGTATCCGAACATTATATATGATGTGGCTACTCGATATAACCATGGAATCATACTTGTTGAAATTAATGACATCGGCCAACAAGTAGCTGATATTCTTCATCACGAATTAGAGTATGAAGGTATATTAACAGCAGAGTGGAGAGGTCGAGCTGGCCAAGTATTGAATGCTGGCTTTGGTGGTAAATCACAACAGCTTGGTGTACGAACTACAAAACAGTTGAAAAGAATAGGATGTGCTTCATTAAAGACTATTATAGAAAATGATAGACTTATTCTAAATGATTTTGAAATAATTAAGGAGCTTACTGCATTTGTTGTTAGAGCTAACAGCTATGCAGCAGAAGAAGGATATAATGACGACTT